CCGCGTTGCGTTTTGAGTTCGCGGAAGAGTACGCCGTGGGCCGGGTGTGCGAGCACGAGGTCGGGAAAGCCGCGAGCGTCGTACCGGGTGGCGGTGCGCCAGGTGCCCGTTGTCGATTGGGCGTGGCCGAAATGACTGATCAGCCAGCCGTGTAGCTTGGCGACTAGACAGACCTGTGTCTGGAACTCGGCTTCTGAAATGGCCACTAGAACGGGATGTCGTCGTCGGGGTCGGTGGGGAGGTCTTCGCCTTCGTAGACGCTTCCGGCGTCGTAGCCAATCAGCAGGTCTGGTTCGTTGAGTCCGCGTTCCCAGAGGGCGGCTGCGGCCTTGAAGTTGACGTCTACGTCGGCGAGCTTGCCGTTGTATGGCTTCAGTTCGCGGGCTGCCCAGAACTGGACTAGGCCGGGCGCCATATCACGGAGCAAGATGCCGCTGTGTTTACCGAAGGAACACGCGACTCCGCCGGCCGCCATGATCTGAGCGGCGAGCGCCTGGTCGAAGCCGTTGCCCTGGTGGACGTTGACGAGGGTAGCGCGAGCCGACTCGATGACCTTGGCAATGGGTACAGGCTCGACGACGGGTTTCGGGGCGTCGACGATGCGGCGTACCTGCTCGACGGGGTCGGGGAGGGCGACGAGGCTGGGGCGGTTGGCGGCGACGAGTTCGCCGTCGTCGTCGGCGTCGGTTGAGATGGCGAGGAGCGCGGTGAGTGCGTACCGGCGGGCGTACGTGACGGCGGAGCCGAACTGTTGCGGGTTCGTCGTGTTGCCGCCGCAGATCCTGACCTCGCTGACGAGCTCGTCGGTGCCGTCGCTGATCCGGGTCACGACGGTGTCGGTGGCTGTCAAGTGCTGGCTGAGTAGCAGGCCGTGCGCCGCCAGCGCAGGGCGGGCTGCCTCGAGGATGTGGTCGAGCGTCGTGTACTTGCTCTTGAAGTGCGGATTCGTGGCGTCGCGGTGCAGGGTGCCGATGGCGGCCTGGGCAAGAATCACTTTCTGCGTGAAGCTGAAGCTGTTTTCCATCTTGCGCGCGTTCCTTTCGATCGAGAGAGAAGTCTTCTTAGAGGAAGTCTTCTCTCTTCGTTGTCTTCTCCGTATCGTCTTCTCGTTCTTATCGACCGTCTGACGGTCGACGGTGGGACGGGCGACGGTCGGACGGTCGACCGTCAAACGCCCCTGGACGTTTGCAGGGGTTTTTGCTGTTAGCGGTGCTCGCCGATGCGATCGTGGTCGTCAAAGCCGCCGCTCTTGCGCTCGTTGTCGATCTTCTCGGCGAGGTGGTCGACAGGCTCGACCTCGACCTCGTCGCGGGTTGACTCCTCGTGCTTGTCGAGCTGGTCGACGAAGACCGTCGGCATGTCGGTCACGGTCATCTCGTGGTGCCACAGGCCCTTCGCGCCGCGGTAGCGGGTGCGGCGTATGTAGTCGGCCTGCTCCAGCTCGCGGAGGGCGGCACGTACCTCGCCGCGGCCGTCAGGGCCTGCGTCGATCATGGCGGCGGCGGTAATCAGCCGGCCGCTCTCGTGCGACAGCATCCACACGAGCAGGCCGCGAGCGCGGAAGGTGAGCGCCTGGTCGCGGGCGGCGGTGTTGCGTACCACGGTGAAGCTGGCGTGCGGCAGGACACGAAGATTGCGAATCTCGGTCAAGACCAATCCCTCAAAGCACCACGAGCAACGTTTACGATTTCCTTCTTTGTGCCAAAATCCTGACGTATCCATCTCATCGCTGTTAGTAGCCGGTCACGCTGGCCCTCAACAAGGAGCAGAGTAACGTGATGGTTGTACGCTTTCTCGCGCGCCTCGTCCCGTTCCGCTCGCAGTCTGGACAGACGACGGCCAAGCTCGGTGAGACAATCTAGAACGTCCCAATCGCCGCCGATCTGAGAGAACACCTCATCGTCGGTAAGGTTGACGAGGTCACGCGTCACGGTTGGCCTTCCGCTTTTGGTAGGCGGCCTCGCGGCGGGCACGGTCACGCCGGCGGTCGACCAGCTCGACCACGCCGCCGATGAGCAGCAACGTCAGGAAGCCGACCCACCAGCCGTCCCAGCGGTCGTCAACTGTAAGACGCCACGAGCCGACAGCGACGCCAGCGAATACGAAGTAGTGCATGGTTCCTCCTCGTTCAGTAGGGGAAGGTGCGACGGTAGCGCGGCCGTCGGTCGGCGTCAAGGGCAGAGGGGCCTTGCGGCCCCCCTGGTGTCTATCCCGAGCCTCTGAACGAGGTGCGCCGAGTCTACCTACTTGTCGCCAGCCTTCTTGCCGTTCGCATACCCGATGGCAGTGCCGAGCACGGTGGATATCACGACGACGACGACGGTTGGGTCGACCTTGTCAAGCGCGCACAAAGTGGTGATGCTGATGAGACTGGCGACGGCGACGAGCGCCTGGGCGAGACTGAGGTGACGCATCAGACCGACCTGCTGATCTTGATGAAGGTCGGCGTGTAGGTCGTCGTTGTGCCTGCTCCGGCCTGGATGACGCCGGTTCCGCCGTTGACGTAACCGCGCATCGAATAGGTGCGAGCGCCAGCGGCAGGAGTGAAACGCGTGATGTACGTGCCGAAGCCGAAGCGGCTGTTCTGAATGCCGGGTGAGTCGCCGATGTGGCCGCGGTTAGTGCCGTCTTCGTACAGGATGAGACTGACGGTGCCGTTGACGACGTTGGGAGTGTCAATGGCTGCTGCGAAATAGGTGATGTCGATCGGTGTTGCGCCGTCTGATGTGAACGCTGTAGCCGTGACGATTGTGTTAGCAGTACCGGCCGTCGTGGCGGTGATGTTTGTGTTCGAGGTGACCTGCTCGTACGTGAGGACGCTGCGGAGGTCGCGAGCGATCTCAACCCATGCGGTGCCGTCGTAGCGCAAGGTGACGGATTCGCCTGCCCCGGCGGCGGTGTCCGCGGGCACCTGGGCGTAGATGCCAAGCGAACGGCCCCCGGCGAGCTTGATCGCGTTTGCGCCGGTGCCGTACGTCAACACGACGGGAGTGCCGGATGCCTGGGCGCTTGCCTGCACGGTGATCGTCATGCCGGTCGTGCCGCCCGTGATTGTCGCGACGGTCGTCGTGCCGGTCAACAGGTACGTGCCGGGCGCGGTGACCGCAATGCTCGACGCCGAGGCTACGGTGCTGATGACGTTCGCGGCCGCAACCGCAACCCACGCTGCACCGTCGTAGTACTCGGTGCTGTTGGTGTCGCTCAGGTAGCTGAACCATCCCTCCGTCAGCGTGATGCCTGCCGACGAGAAGGCGGACGTGCGGGCGGCCGCGCTGGCAAACACGAAGACGCCACGGTTGTACGTGTTCAGGTCAGCGGCCGTCAGGATCGCGCCGACCTGGAAGTTCTTCACACCGGTAATAGCCACAGGGCCTCCTAAGCCAAGATGTTGGAATCGAGAACGCCGAACGCAACGCTATCGAGCATGAACCATCCCGAGCTCGTCTTTGCGCCCAGCGTGAAGGTCATGATGTGCCGTTGCCGGTTGATCGTGTGGGCGAGACCTTCGATCGCGTAGTACTCGACGATCGAGAGCGGGGCGCCGACGTCGAAGGTGCGCTCAACCTCGACGGCGTCGCCGAGGTCGGTCTGCAACAGGTTCAACTGCTGGGCGGCAATGGCCTGGACGACAGGCACCTCGACGGTGCGGACGTTCGTCGTCTCAGTGTTGTAGATGGCAAGCAGGTACTCGGCGAGCGCCAGGGCGTCGGCCTCGGCAAGCAGCTCGCCCGCGTCGACGTTGAGGACGCCGGTGTAGTCAAGGTATAGGGCGAGGTCGCGGGCGGTCTGAACGGCTCCGGCCGAGTCGAGGACGTTCACCTGCGGGTAGACCTCGGCGGCCGTCTCGAGGCTGATCGTCGAGTATTGGACGCTGTCGAGGTTCGGCGTGAGCGTGAATGTCGTGACCGGGTTCGCGTTCGTGTACCGCTGCTGAAAGGTGAGCGCACCGGTGGCCGAGGTGTAGAACTCGCCGCCCTCGGCTGCTGCTACTCGTTGCAAAAGGTCGATGAGGTTCGCGCCTGCGCTTTCGGTGCGCGTGACGGCGGTCACGGTGCCGGTGTCGATGTCCGTTGTGCCGGTCACGGTGGCGAGCGCCAGGATGTCGTTGACGCGCGTACCTGTGAGGGCGGCGGCGAAGACGGTGTCGACCTCGAGGGCTTGGCGGGCAAGCTGGGCGAGGGAGTCGGTCGCAACGAACTCGGCGACCTGGAAGCCGCCGGGCTGCATCGAGTAGGCGATCTGTTCGATTGTGCCGGTGAAGAGCTCGTGCCAGTCGATCGTCGTTTTGCGGAACTGGACGACGACGGGGCGGCCCTTGCTGATGTTGCCGTAGTACGGGCCCGCGGTGTTCTGCGGGTCATAGTCGCGCGCCTGGTCGAGAAGTCTTAGCGCGCACGAGCCCGCGGTGGTGTTGTCGACTGACCGGGCGCGGCCTCGAGCAATGTCGATGTTGACGACGTCGGCGGTGACGTCGGCGTAGGTGTACGTGGCCGGGTCAAGGCCGAGCGTTGCGGTGTCGAGTTCGGCGAGGCCGGGAATGTCGAGGTGCAGCTCGGTGTAGTCCTGCACGAAGCCGATCAGGACGCGGTACTCGGTGTTCGGGTTCGAGACGACCTCGGTCACGTGATCCACCGGGCGGGTAGGGCGCCGTTGCGGAGCGTCCAGGCGTTCAATGCGTCGACGATGGTCTGGCCGACCTGCGCGCCGTTCGTGCCGATTCCCGCGTTCACGGTGAGATTCACTCCGGCGGAGCGGTCTGCGCCGCTAGTCGCGATGCCTGCCGCCCGAATGGCGTCGGCCGGTGTGCTGACACCTCCGACGGGGGCGGCCGCCTGGGCGAGGCGAGCGGCAGCGATGCCTACGGCTGACTCCTTGCTCGAGAGGCCGTCGGCGAATGACTGGCCGAGGTTGGCGGCGGCCTGGGCGAAGTCTGGGCCGAACGAGGTCTTGAACAGGCCCATTAGTACGTTGTGGATCTCGATGTACTTGCCGGGCTGCTTGTCGAGCTGCTCGCCGAGGTCGGCGAGTTGCAGGTCGAGGGCTTCGCGGCGGGCGCTGCGCTCATTGTCGAGGTCAGTCTTGAGGGCGTTGTAGCTGTTTTCGGCCGCGGTCTTCGCGGTCGCGGCTTCGTCCTGTACGGCCTTCTCGGCGATGTCGGCGGCCTGTTGGGCGGCGGTGCGGAGGAGGTCGGCACGGTCGCGGGCGGCCTTGCGTTCGGCCTCGGCCAGCTCGCTCAGCGCCTTTAGCGATGTTTCGGCTCGCATGTCGGCGAGGTGCAGTTCGGCCTCGACGATCGCCTCGAGGTCGCCGTCTTTGCGGGCGGTGGCGAGCTGCTTCTCGGCGGCGGCGAGGTCGCGGGCGGCGAGGATCTGGGCGCGGTCGGCCTGGGCGGCGGCGAGAGCAACCTCGGCCGGGGTGAGCGTCGTCTCTTGCGTGTTGATGCCGCTGAGGGTGTCGCCGAGCTTCGCGCGGATGGCGTCGACGCGTTGCGTCAGGGTGCGGTCGATGCCGTCGAGGGTTGCGGACAGGTTCGAGTCGATGCCGCGCGCCAGGCGCTGAGTCTCGGCGTCATACGCGCGGAGGGCGTCGGTCGAGAACTGGCCGAACGCCTTGTCGAGCGCGCTCGTGAGGGTGGCCTTCAGTTGGACGGCCTTGGCCTTGAGGGCGTCGGCGGCCTTCTGGGTGGCTGCTGCGGCCTTAGAGGCGGCAGTCTTCGCTGCGGCCGCGGCCTTCGTGCCGCTGGCGGCAATGGCGGCGGCGGGATAGTTCGCGATGGCGGACTGCGCGGGGTCGCCGCCGAACGTTTTGTTCGCGACCTTGACGGCGTCGAGGATGCCGCCGAGGGCGCTCTTGACCTTCTCGCTGCTCTTGCCGTTCGCGAAGTCGATCGCCTTCATCTCGAAAGCGGTGATGCCCGCGCCGAACTTGTTGATCGAGGCTTCCCACTCGCCAAACTGGGCAGCGTCTTTCTTGCCAAACGGCCCCATTGCCTTTGCGAGTAGGCCGCCTGCTTTCACGATCAGATAGGCGGCCGTCGTGACGACCTTGACGACCTCGGCGAAGGTGGCGACGATGGCGCCGCCGACGAGCTGGGCGCGCTTAGCCCACGTGGTCATAGATTCGCCCGCGGTCTTCGACGAGGTTCGGATGGCATCGTAGGCGACGACGACGGCGGCGGCCGCCAGGGCAAGTCGCACGAAGATGTTCGCCTTCACGACGGTGTTGAACACGAACTGGGCGGCGGTCGCGAGCTTCGTGATGGCGGTGTATGCCTTCATGGCGACGTTGATCGCGATGATGGCTCCGGCCGTGCCGAGGATCGCGCCGGTCGCGATCAGGAAGACGCGCGTATTCTCCTGCGCCCAGGCTGCGACCTTCTGCAAGATCGGGAGGAGCTTGTTCAAGATCGGCAGGAAGGTTGCGCCGATCGCCTCGCTCGTCTCGCTCATCGCGATGCCGAGAGACTTCATGCGTCCGGCGGCGGTGTTTGCTGAGGCCGAGGCGGCGCCGGCGAACGTTGCGGACAGTTCCTTTGTGGCGGCGTCGAAGTCGTTCGTTTTCTTCGTGTTCGCCGAGAGCGGGACGCCGAGTTTCGTGAGTGCGCCCACGTTGCCGAGCGATGCCTTCGCCAGGGCGAGGCTGACGGCCTCGAGGTCTTTGCCGGTGGCGGCGCTGACGTCCTGGGCGAGCGCGAGGAGGGACTGCGCCTGGCTGAGATCCTTGGTGGCACGAACGAGGCTGGCGAGGGCGGGGCGGAGCTTGTCGTCGGCGGTCGCGGTTGCGATCGACTGCGACGTGATCCACTTCTCGTTCTGGGCGATCGCGTCGGCGGTGGCACCGGTCGAGGTGACGAGCTGCTTCGCGAGGAGCTCCTGCGCCGCCTGGTCGTCGATGGCCGCCTTGATGCTTCCCTCGAGCGCGAGTCCTAGTGCGCCGACGACAGCAACGGCGGGCAGAAACGCGGACTGGAATGCTGCGCCGGTCTTTGCGCTGATGCCGTCCAGCTCGCCGAACTTCTTGCTAGCAGCGTTGACTCCGGCCGCGTTGAACGTCGACAGGATCGGGACGATAATGCTCATGCAAGTTCCTTAGTCAATCGGGCGCTGACGGTGTCGAGGATGCCGCCGACGACCTGCTGAATGTGTGGCAGTTCCTGCTCGGCGGCTGGCCACATTCCGCGCGATGCGCCGTGAATCTTGTTCAGGTTCGAGATCATGGCGCGCCCTGCCGGAGTGTTGCCCGAAGACTTGCGACCGGACATGTCGTAGATGGCACCCATCGCGTCAGTCTGAACGACAGCGACGAGGAGATAGCTGCCGTCGGAGCGCCGCTTCCCACCGGTCTTTATGACGACCTTGTTTCGCGTTTTGCCGCGCGCGTTCCAGCCTGCGACCGTTCCCCCGGTCGACCTCGTCCATGACCGTGAGAAGCCGCTGAGGGGCGGCTCGAGGGGCACGTACTCGCGCGCCTTCTGTTGCAACGGTTTCGCGGCGGCGCGTATGTCTTTCTTCACTTGCTTCTGGAACTCGGCGTCGAGCTGGCGGAGCGTCTTCAGCGCCAGAGTCACTCCCTCTACTTTCATGGTGGCGCCAATGCTCATTCTGAAAGCAGCTCCGTAACTGTGTACAGGTCGCGAGTGTCGAACTCAATGTGCGGGGGGAAGTAACCCGTGCGGGCGAGCACCTGGGCGAGGAGCCGTCGGTGCGTCCCTACTTCGTAGGCCCCACCGGCTCGGTGGTATCGACCAGGTCGAGGCTGACGAGCTGCTGAATGAACTGGTCGAGGTTCTTCGGCACCTCGGCGCCCTGCTGAACGAGGGTGGCATGGGCAAGGAAGAACAGGTCGTCCATGCCGATACCGTCGGTGGCGATCTGCGGGATCTTGCGGCTCGTCTTTCTTTCCCACTGCGCCAGAGACCAGAGCGACGTGACGATGCGCTCTGGCCCCTGGCCGTAGTCGAGGTCGAGCGTCAGCACTAGGCGTAGACCTTCGTGACAGCGCCATCGAGGACGAACGTGATCGAGGTCGTGAGGGCGTCACCTGCGGGGCCGCCCACGGTCGGGAACTGCGGGATGCAGTTGCCGGTGAAGGTCGAGGCGTGATCGTCGGCGACGTTGTTGGCGACCATCTCGAACGCAATCGAGGTGCCAGCGACGGCGGCGTCCCAGAGCGTGTCCATGAGACCGGCGCCAGCGCTCTCGGCCCAGTCGGTGTAGACGGTCGTGTCGAGCGTGCCGCCGACGTTCGTCACAATCGACGTCTGGCCGGCCAGGGTGTCGTACGTTTGCACGGTGTTCTGCTGGTTGAGGACGACGGTGCTCGCCTGATACTCGTAGCTGACGCCGTCGATCTCGAACGTGATCGACCGGCCGTTATTGATGATGGTAGGCATGGTGGATTCCTCCTAGGACTGAATCGTGTAAGTAACGGTGAGGTCGTAAGACGGGAAGTCGCTCGAGCCGACTGTCGTAGTGGACGGTGATCCGCTGACGACGTTGATGGCGGCGACAGCGTCGTCGGCAAGCTGCATGAGGAGCTTCGCGGCGTCCCTGTTGCCGGGGCCGGGGGCGATCAGGTGCACGATCGTTGTCGTCGAGATCATGTGCGGATTCACGACGAGGAACGAGGGCGGGTCGATGAGCGCGCACGGCGGCTTGATGTTGCGCGGATCGGTCGCACTCACGATGCCTGCGGCGGTGAGTCCGGCCTGAATGACGTCGACGGCTTCCTGGAGCATGTCAGGCGATCTGCGGGCGGCCGATGGCGAGGAGACGCATGATCTGGCCCATGCTTGCGACCGGGGCGCCGGTGCTCATATCCCCAAAACTCGCGTAAGCGTCTGTTGAACCCCTCTCGCGGTACAGACCTCCCGCCATCATGATCGTGCCGAGGGTGACGGCGGCGTTCGGTGACTCCTCGGGGTCGTCGACGTATCCGGCCTCGAGCCGACGGCGGAACGCCCAGCTATTCGCCGCCGCGGTGCATAGGGTCACGAACGCTTCGTCGTCGACAGAGGCCGGGTCGACGCCCAGCCAGTCGAGGACGTCAGCGTCCGTGACCCATATGCACTCGACGACTGGCACTAGGACGTGATCGAGGTCAGGTTGTCGGGCGAGATCGCCAGGGTGGCGAGGTACCCACGATACGCCAGCGTCGTTGTGAGGACCGATGGGTTCTCGGCGCGGAGGAGACCCTTGAGCTGCTCGTAGATCTCGAAGCCGCGCGAGTTGCCGACGATGCACACCTGGTTCGAGAATCCGCTCGAGACGATGAGCTGGACGCCGAGCGGGTTCGAGATGTAGCTGCCGAGGTTGAGCGAGCCGGGCGCGTTCGACGGCGCGTAGGACGGGAACACCGGGCGTCCCTGCGTATCGACGAGCGATCCGAAGGACTGCCAAGTCCCCGGCGAGACGGCGATGAAGTTGGGGAGCACGTTCGTTGCGGCGGCCTGGGCGGCGGCAGCACCATAGAGGGCGGCGAGAAGGGCCTCGGGGTCGGTGAAGTCGACGCCCGAGTCGGTCGAACCGACACCGGCGAGGAGCTGACTGCACACGTAGTCCTCGGTTTGATTTCCGTAGATCCGGACCATGTCTCCCACGATCTGGTCGAGCATTGCCGGGGAACTCCAGTCCACGACCTGCTCGGAGACGTCGACGGTGCCGCCGAACGTGAGCTTGGTCACCTGGATGTCGTCGATCTCGAGGGCGGTCGAGGAGAGCTGGTCGCCTTCTGCGGCCTGCTCGGCGACGGTCACGTGGACGCTGATGCGCGGGCGGATGAACACCTTGCCACCGGCGGGCATGGCGCGCGAGCCGAGTGCGGTGATGAGCGGGCGGGCCTGCTCGAGTGCGGAGAAGACCGGGGCGAGGATCGGCGTCGGGATGATGCCGGGAACATCGGCGACGGTGTCGAGGGCGACGGTCGCGCGAATGTTGGCGAGTGCGGGCGAGTTGGTCATGAACGCGGACAGGTACTCGCCGGGGGATGCGGTGATGCGCTGGGCGGGGCGATGCTGGGCGGCGATGGTGCTGCCGGAGAGCTTGGCCGCGATCGCGGTCGGCGTCACTTCCTCGACCGGCTCATCGGCCGGCGGGGCGGGCTGCTCGATCTCACTCATGATGTGGGTCTCCTGATGTTGCGTAGCTTGAACGTCGGAAATGCGTGCGGCGGCGAAAGCGCCTTCGGTGACGAGCGACAGCTCGAGCCAGTCCCCGGCGGTCACGACCATCGTCGCGCCGTCCATCGTCCAGGCGGTCGGCTTTACGCCGACGCTTACGCTGTCGAGGACGCCGTCGAGGGCAAGAGTGAGGGCGTCGCTACCGGCGGAGGTCTGCGACACCTTCGCCTTGAATGCCATGCCCTGCTCGGTCGAGACGCGCTCGACGACGAGGCCGACCGGGCGGCTGAGATCGTGGAACTCGATGAGCTTTGGCGGCCTGCCGTCGGTGGCGAGCGATCCGGGCGCGAACCTGACGACCTGGCCGTCGTTGACGGTCGCATCGACGTTCCACGGGACGGCGAGGCCGGTGATCGTGCGCGTGTCGCCTGCGGCCGAGGTGTCGAGCTGAAGGGATGTGGGGACGCTAAACCTGAGCAATGTCTACCGCCTGTTCGAGGGAGGTCGTATGGCCGAGCGGGTCGCGGAGCCAGACGCCGAGGCCGAGCTTGCAGTACCGGCCTCGAGGTAGGACGTTCGGGCCGGAGAGCGTTTGCTCGATGCAGTCGATGTACGGGCGTGCGCCGAACGTGACAAGGTCGCCTCGGGCCTGCTCGGCGTTCTGGTAGGTATAGCCGCCGACCGCTACACCGACCAGGTAGGGAGGTACCGAGCAAGCGCGAGCCAGCTCGAGGCTCGAATACGCTCTGCCCTCTGTGAGCTGTAGCTTCGACGGGTCGGTCGACGACTCCACCCACTTCACGGATTCGTTGAGTGCGCCGATGGCGTTTTCCTGGCGCGCGGTTGCCCAGGCGGCCGCGAGGTCGGCCAGCTCGTCGCCGGTCATCGGCTCGCCGCCGACCTGCTGCAAGTAGCCGGAGGGAATCTCGGTGAGGCTGAAGCGTTCGGCGGCGGCGTCGAGGCGGTAAGCGGTGCGGATCGCGCGCTGCGCCGTGTAGATGAGGCCGGTGATCGGCGCGAGGAACTGGACGAGGTCGCCGCTGGGGATCTGCTGGCCGCCGAACGTCACCTGCGGCGACGGGCCGAACCATTGGGGCGGCTGCTGGTCGGCGGTCTGGATGTCAGCGGCCGGGAGCCAGGTGAAGGCCGCTGGATAGCCCGACGCGTACCTCTGGGTCACTAGCCAAAAGGCCCTCCCGAACATGAACATATCCCCGAACGTGTTCGCCAGTAGGAAGTTGCGCGTAACGGCCGGGTCGGGCCTGTCCATCCATCCGGTCGGTGCAAGGTTGATATGCGACGTTTCGCCGGTGACGGGGTCGAGCTGCTGCGCGTACTGCTCGATCGTCGCAGCACCGACGACTGAGGCGAGGAGGTCGCGAGCTCGCGAGATCGTCGGGACGGCCATTGCGTAGTTTACGGCGGCCGACTGCGAGAACTGCACGAAGCCTTGCTCGCTGGTTGTTGAGACTCCGGCGGCGGCCTTCACCTCGACCGCGGGCGCGACAGACTTGAAAGGGTTCCGCATGTAAGTCAAATATACAGATTACAATGACGGTATGACCACTTTCGAGATCAAGCTGTTAGCGGCCGCCGCCGCCGAGATCGGCGTTCACGAGCACGAGCCGAACGCGGGCCCGAAGATTGACGCATGGCTGCACGCCGCCGGCGTTCCATCCCCTAACCCGTGGTGCGCCGCCTTCGTGTTCGCCATGTGCCGCAAGGCCGGCTGGAAAGGCAGGGTCGAGAACCCTGCAAGCTGCAACGGCTGGCTGACCTGGGCGAAAGCGAACGGGAAGCTAGTGGCGCGGCCCCGGATCGGCGACCTCGTCGTCTACAACTGGGACGGCGGCGCTCAGGATCACATCGGAATCGTGACGAGCGCCAGGGCGATGTCGAGCGGCCGCTTCACGCTCGCCACGATCGAAGGCAACACGAACATCGGGCACGGTCAGCCTGACGGTGTCTACCGGCGTGCTCGCACGATCGAGGCCGCCAAGGTCAAGTTCATCCGGCTCTACGCGGTAACGGCGTAGACCTCCGGCTGGACGCCATCGCAGGCTTGCTCGCCGACACCGGTCGAGCTGCAACGCTCGCCGACCACACGAGGCAGCGTGCCAGCTCGACCGGGCCCGGCGACTTCCTCGAGCTGATAACCCATCCGTCTTTTGTCGGGACGGCGACGGAGCGGCCGATCTGCTCGGCGAGCTGGACGTCGCCGCTATGCCGAATGCGTCCCTGAATAATCAGGGCGCGCGCCGCCGAAGTCCACTTGCAAGACTCCGCATAGCCGACCGTCGAGCTGCGCCGCTCCACAATGTGCGGCATGGTCGGTGCGAGGGAGACGCCGATGAGGGCTCGCGTTGTCTTGTCGGCCGCCAGCTCGTCGACGACCCATTCCCACAGGTCGTTCAGAGTGACGGCCTGGTGCGCGATGCTGACATGAATCGTGTCGCCGACGGGTACTGATCTGACGGCGACGTAGCGGGTTTCGTCAAACGAGCCTTCGATCGCGAGGACGCCGCCCGTTGTCTCGACGTCGTCGATGGTTCCCTCCTCCCACTTGCCGGGCGGTATCCAACTATCGACAGCACCGACCCACATGTTCAGGGCCGCGCGCAGGAAGGCTTGGCGGTTCGGGCCTGCGCTTTCGCGCTCGAGCACCTCGGCCCTGAGCGTGTGGCCGAGCGCCGGGTTCGCCCACGCCCAGGTGGCCGGGTCGAGCGGGTGCGTGCCGGCGGGCGGCGACCACTCGGCAAAGTGAAGGCCCTTAGCTTTCGAGTCGATGGCGGCGATGCCTTGCTCGCGCCACCGGATCATGACCTCGCTCCCTTCATGCCCCGCCGTGCTCCACATCGAGAACAGCGGATCAGGGCGTGCGCGTTGCGCTGGCATCAGTCCCTGCTCGACAATGTCGCTGCTGATGTCGTAGATCTCGTCGGCGGTGACAAGGTCGATGCTGAAACCATGACCCGCGCGGTTCGTCGCGGCCTGCAACATCCACTCGCTGCCATCCGGCA